GAATGAATGATCATGAGAGCAAGCTGAGAGCATCTGAGTAGGAAGTCCTACTATTTTTCTAGCTTGTGCTTCATCTATTGTAGGGAATGAGGCCATAATGATCTGAAGAGCTGCATCTGGAAGAATAACTCCTTCTTTTATTTTACTTGCAATATTAATAAGTGAGGCTGTATCTATTTTAAATTCATATTTACTAGCAGCCACTGGAGCTGTAACCTCAGCTGCTGGAGCATCTGCACTACTCAAAGGAGATACATCCACCAGCTTCAAGGTAGCCATAGCTCCTGAGAGCTTAGCCATGTAATTAATCATCCATTCTATCTGCTTCTGCCTAGCATTAACATAAGTTACTTTAAATATCTCAAATAGATCAGCACTCTCAGCCGCATTAAATGATCCCTGAGGAGCTATCCCAAATAAGGAAGGAGCTACTACTGAATGAGCTACTAGTATATTCTGCTGAACTGATTTCTCAGTCATTTGATATCTCTCATCTAGATCATTCCCTGTGAGGCTTAAAACTGAAGGAGCATCCTGTGATCCATTGGAGAAAGTGATAATAATCTCTCCTGCATCCTCTACAGATTGAGTCCTTCCTTTGATCTGCTCTTTTATTCTTCTCTCTTCCTCAGCTGTTTCAGGCTCTCCACTAGCTAAGTTTATCAATGTCCCAGCTTTAAATCCATTCTGTATTTCGTACATATGGAATTTAGAGATGTCTACATCTGTCTGAATAGCTGTAATTCCTCCCACATATGGTGGTTTAGGATAGATCCCTAGCTCATCCTTAGCCTGCTTAGCTGGCTCTTTATAGTATAGGAAGAATGATCCTTCTGGATTCCTCTCATCTAGTGCTGTTAATGTTCTGAAATTAGTATCTTCAGGAGTTTGTCGCATGGCACTCCAGTTGTCTGATAGATACATGGTCCTTTCATCCTCAGATAGCCTACACATATCTATTGGAAGATACTCCCACTTTGCTACAGCAGTGCCTTCTCTATTCCATGTACCTTTTACAGCCATTCCTCCAAAGAGCTCAAAGTCAAAAGTAAGCCTCTGAACTATCTCATTCATATCAAAATCACTGAAGCTATTAGCTAGAAATCTAGTAGCATCTCCAGAAGTCACCTCTAAGCCGTTCCCAGCTATATAGAAAGTCTTATTCTTTAAAATTCCCTGATGCCATGCACTCCCCTGAAGGAGCTCTATCAGGAAAAAAGGATAGTCATTCTTTAATCCCCATTTAATAAAGCCTCTCTGCTTATCCTTCTGCTCCACAGGCTTAACATACTGCTTCGACATAGATACAGAAATCATTCTATTGCTCATATATATATGATGTTGGTAGTGTATTGTATTCATTTGCTGGAGAATCTATCTCATATACATGAGCACGGCCTTCCTCCACTAGGCCCTGTGACAAAGCAGGATCTAAATTAACTGCTGAACTTTGCTGATATATCTTATATGTATAGAATCCAGCATAAGGAAAAGTCACATCTACTCCATCAGTGATATCGAATTCATCATATCTAGGAATCCCAGTGCTGATATTTGTGAGTATACAGAATACTTCATCCCCACTCTGCTCTTCAATAAACTGAAAGAGATAATTAGGAGCTGTGATCGTCGTTAATTCCGTTACTGTCACTATCAGTGAGCTTGTCTGATTTCTTTCTATCCTTAACATTCTTTGTTAATAATGGAGTATCTATTATAAATATATTCAATAGGCCCAGCTTAAGGTATCTCTCCTCCTGGCCTTCCTCTATGGTATACCATTTATTAAGGATTCCTCCTCTTATTTTCTTACCAATTAACTCTTTTTTTATCTTCATGGCTCTAATTTACAAAAAAAAAGGAAGGGAATACTCCCTCCCTCTATATATACTAGGTAAAGAAATTTAAACCGCTGGAGATTGCTGAGTTAATAACGTAGTGATGATAGCATCATCTACATCTGGTACCTCATTATTCTCCATACCATTCAATACTATCACATGCCCTTGTCTATCAGACTTAAGAACTCCTGAAGTATATTCATTCGCATCAGCCACCTGAAGGCCTTCTTCTAATCCTAATGCTACCCATGTACCATTAGCTTTCTCTACTATGCACATAACTTCGTTTTGAGCTAGTAAGTGAATCTCAGATCTAAGCTCTTTAGTATCAGAAGCAAGTATCATTGATAAGCTTTGATTGTACCACAAAGTACCGTTATCTTTGTTCACTTGCACTGGAGCTGTATAGCTGGATAAATTTGATTTTAATTTGTACAAAAACACCTCTCCTGATACTGTCATACTAGTGATCTCATTAGTAGTCAATACGATTCCAGAGGCATTCGCTACAGGGAATAAAATAACTGACTTAATACCTCCCTTTCCGTTGGTACAGGTCCTGTCATTATATCCTGTGGTCATATTACACGCCATGTTATTTTATTTTTTAATGTTTATAAATTAGGGAGGAGTTACCCCCTCCCATTGATTATCTTAGTTAGGAGATCCAGTTCCGTTCCATACTCCGATTTGATCTAAGAAAGGTACTTGCACACCTGCTCTAAATTTAGATCTGATATAGATTACATCATCATCCTGAGAATACCATAATTCATAGTTTTCAAAATCAGAAGATAAATCTGTACCAAAGTAGAAATGTGAAGCTCTACCAGTGTAGATATTATCTAGACCATTTAATCCTGGAACTTTAACTACTCTCATGTTAGTACCTGGTACTAAACACTCATCCATGTTAGCAATAGTCTCAGGAGAATAGTGATAGAAGTTCTGATCTACTAAATCCTTCAATAAGTAGTTGAAGTTTTCACGGCCAGTAAAGCAGATGAAATCTCCCTGCTCAGCTATGTTAGCTGGAGTATTGATAAAGCATTCATAGAATACGTCAAAAGCATTACCAGAGTTAATAGATGCAGTAGATGAAGTATTCAAGTCTACACATCCGTTAGCTACAGTCAAGAATTGACGATATCCATTCATCCACTGAAGGTTGCCAGTACCTGTAGCTTTGTTACCTTGCCAGATTAACTTATCTAATTCAATAGCATGAAGTCTTAAAAGGTAGTCAGTGATCTGTGCTTCAAAAGGAAGAGACTGATCTTCTGCCATAGCTCCTGGGCGTAAAGCCAACTGAGTCCAGAATCCAGCTAGATCCTTTTGACAGAATCTCTTCATGTATCCTAAAGTTTCTACAGCAATAGCACGGTCAGTGAATACTGTATCTCCTTCTGGAGTCATCTCACAGTCACCAGCCTGATAGACAATTGAATCATCCATCAACTTTAATTCCTCAGATCCTTTGATACCTTCCTGGATAGTGATATATCCTAATGTTTTTGCCTCAGTAACTGAACGTACTATAAGGTCTTCTCTTTGCTCGTCAACATATGCACCTAATCCAGATACATCATAATCAAACTTAGTTGCAATAAATTTCTTTAAGCTCATTTTATTTCATTTGTGATTTTAAAAATATTTGTCTAGTTGTCAGGCCACTAGATAGCCTAGCAAATTTCTCTGCTTCTTTAGCATCATTAGATGGAGCTGCTTTGAAGGTATCGAATTCACCTTTTAAGGCAGCTATATCAGCTCTTAGAGTTTCATTTTCAGATGATATAGTCTTGAACATATCTGCAAAGTTTTCGATTACTTCGCTTAATCCTTCAAACTTAGCACTGAATTGATCCTCAGAAGCCATCTCCTCTGATACAGTTTCTTCATTAATCTTAGCTACTACTGCACTAGCTACATCATAAGCTCTGCCCATCTCTACTCCTAGCTCACTTGCTATGATTTCAGTGATAGACTCTAATACAGCAGGAAGATCCTCAGTAGATACAGCTTCAAATCCTTCACCTTCTGGCTCAGTCTCTTCTGAAGTTTGTACTACATCTCCACCTTCTCTCTCATCAATTAATTCTACTATAAATCCTTCAGCATCTACTACTACAGATACTCCTTCCATGTCACCTCCTAGAGCATGAGTACCCTCTGGAGCTTGAATCTGCTCTCCATCCTGTACTACATAGAGCTTAGATCCTACTGCTAAATCTCCATCATATGCTACCATAGTGCCATCCTTAAGCATAGCCTCTCCGAAAGCCTCCTTCTTTGTAGAAAAAAGAGCTTTGATATCAGCTATTCTATTCAAAACTTCATTGAATTTTTCAGTCATTATGTTTGTTTTTAATTAATATGCTATTGTGTTCTAAAATTTGATAGCCTCAGCATCAGTATTTACTTTGATTAAGTCTATCTGCTCCTGATTATTATCAATATGTTTATTAATTCTTAGTCTCTTTATAGTTTGCCACTTGTCACGGCCTCCAGTGAAGTATACATTTTCTCTCTTAATGCCTAATTTCTTAGCCATCTCATAGACTGGCCCTCCATTGCTTTGCTGTCTGGCTGTTATGATGAATACATTATCCTTTGCAGCTACATATCTAGCAGCCATCTGCTGCCCTTTTGCTGTTGTTAGTGTATCATCATAATCAAAGCTTATTCTCATGCCAGCGAATTCATGATATATGTCAGTGAGCTCCTTATGAATAGCACTCCACATCTGATCCTCTATGCTGATATCAGATTCTTCCATCTGGAATACTCCCTCCACTGAGAAGCCTGTCCACTCTCCAGCTTCTGCCTTAGCGAAAATCTCATCTGATACTTTATAGCTTACTATCCAGCTTCCATCATTAACATCCTTAAATCTTTCAGGAGCTGTGAATCCTTTCTCCTCATCTATCTGGTAGCTGTGGATCATATAGGCATCATCTACTACCTTCCTAGCTGAATGATCCAGGTTAACATTATTAAAGTTCCCTCTTCTGGCATAATCAAAAATGATATCCTTAATGGCTTGCTTTGTGAATACTACATAGTATTCTTCCCTGCTTCTATCATCATATCTATAGATAGGAGTATCTGCTGATATTGCTACTCCAGTGATTACATTCTCTTTTTTATTGAAATGGAATCTCTTCTGATTATTAAACAGCTGGAAGCTGAGCTCATGTGCTGGATCTAGTACCATGGAATTCATGGATACTGTAGTATCTGGATTCTCCAGATCTATGCTGATCGTATATACAGGTAAATTCTTAAGCATACTATTTATTATGTATATTTGTTCTAGTGATGATGAGTTAAAAATTATTAATAAAAAAATTATGAAAAAAAGTAAATTAGATAAACTACACGATTTCTTGTTATATAATGTATTGTTATTATATCCAGTTTGGTTTTTATTAATATTAATTATAGCTAATATAATGGTAAACGGTTTTGGTTAATTATAACTATGGTATATGTCTATCCATATATTAAAGCCTCGAATAACTATGACATAGATCTATCTATGCAGTCAGTTCTTAATGCTGATCCTAAAGCTGAGCTGTGGACCATTGGAGATAGAGTCACTCTAGCTGATAATTTACGGCATAGTAAAAAACTATTCCATAGGGGAGCAGATGTAACTGATAAGATTCTCACATTTGCCAGAGAGATAGGAGGAGATTTTATCTATATGAATGATGATTTCTTTATCACTAGAAACTTTAATCCTCATAAGACTTTATTCAATGGAAAGCTGGAAGTAAACTCTGCCCATGCTCCACATTATCAGGAAGCCTGCCAGAATACAAAGCACTTTCTAGAGTTTAATGATTTCAATATTCTTAGTTTTGAATGTCATCAGCCTATGCTCTTTAATAGTAATATGCTCATAGACTTATTCAATGCTATTGAATGGCAGTCTCATAATCACTTTATAAAGTCTCTATACGGGAATGTATATGATATTCCAGCTATGCCAGGAACAAATCTAAAGCTTAATGATCCTAAGATATCAATGGCACAGAGATTCCTAAATGATTTCGGCTGCTTCTCTATTGGGGAAGGATTCAAAGTGAAAACAGGAGTGAACTTTCTTAATAAGTTGATAGCTGCTCCTGGACTGCCACCTTCTGCTGAGTATTAGTGATATCAGATTCTAGCACATATACTTTAGATATAGTGCCCTCTCCAGCTCCTCCTTGCCCTAGTATATCCTGTAGATTAGTTTGCTGAGTATTAGTATTCGCTGTGAATGTACTAGCTCCAGCTCCAGTTAATGATCCAGCACTAGCACCTCCAGCCATTGAAGGAGCAGATCCACTCTTATACTGAGTGCTTGCCACTGCTGCTGCCTGTGCTACTCCTGTAGCTAGTGCAAAAGCTGAGAAAGGAAGTCCGAACGTAGTAGGAGATGCAGCTACTGACTTAACTATGGCACTGGCTGTATCTATTGCTATTTGTGCTATCTTAAAAGCTTTGTCTCTATCAAACTGCTGTTTCTTTAGTTTATCCTCTTCCTGGAATGCTTTGAGATCAGCTTGATATCTTAGTCTATTATACTTCTCATCTATAGCTTTCCTCTGCTCCTCAGTCAGTGCAGTATTGGAGAGCTCCTCTGCTTGCTGTTTGTCATAGATAGATTTCTGCTCCTCAGCTTGTGCTTGTGCTTCAGCTATCTGATTCTCTTGTGATGCATTGACAGCATCATTTATAGCTGATAAACTATCTAGAGCTCCCTGTGATATCTCTATAGCTCTCTCTGCAGCTGCTATCTTTGAATCAAATGCAGCTTTATCTGCATCATCTTCTATCTTTTTTCTAGCATCTACTACCTCTTGAAGCTTATCATTGTATTCATTCTCCAAAACTAGCTGAGCATCCATATACTGCTCTTGAGTTATCACTCCAGCTGCCAGTCCTTCAGCTAGTGCCTTAGCTTGATCAGCTTGAGATCTCTCCAGATCTATCACTTGCTGATCGAGATCATCTGCCATGATATCCTGGAAGTTCTGTAAGAGAGTTTTTTTCTCTTCATCAGTTTGTTTTTGTGCTTCTATAGCTGCATTATTATACTTTGTAGTGATTTCTAGTAGTGCTGCTGTTCTAGCAGCTTCTAGTACCTTAGTATCCTGTCCGTATTCCTTAGCTCTTTGGATCAGATTGAAGTACTTATCATAGACTGCATTCTCTTCCTGTTGCTGTGCTGTTAATAAGCTATCTTGATACTCACTTTCTGCCTGTTGTATCTGTAATAAATACTCTTGTTGTATCTTTAATAAGTTAGCAAGTCTATCTGCCTCTGCTTTAGCCGCTGCTTCTGCTGCCCTTTTAGCCTCTTCAGCTGCTTTCTCTGCTTTCTTTCTCCTCTCTTCAGCTGCTTTCTCTCTTTTTTTCCTTGCTTCCTCAGCTGCTTTCTCTGCTTTTTCTGCTTTCTCCTTAGCTAATGTGATAGCTGTCTCAGATTGTGATACTATTCCAGCATTTTTCTCAGTATTGGTAGCTGATTCTAGTAACCTCTGACCTTCCTTCTGATATGCTGAGATTCTTTTATTTGCTCCATCTTCTACTTCTGTTGTAAGTTCATCATTAAACTTTTTTCGTACCTGAGTAGATCTATCGAAATCCTCATCTCCAGTAGCCACATACTCAGCCACATCCGCTACAGTACCGATTAAGTTTGAATAATAATCTAAGCTGGCACTTTGCTCTATTTCTATCTTTTGTCTAAAAGCTTCTGCACTTTCTTTAGCTGCTAGTGAAAATAATTCCTGAGCTTGTGCTCTCTCTGCTGTAGATTTTATAAATGCATCTTTTTTATCCAGATATAATTGCTCAGCTGTATTAAGATCATCAGCAGCTCCTAAAGTTCCTCCTAATGTATCATTGTAAAATTTTAAAGCTTCCTCCTTAGAAATCACTCCTTTCTCAGCTAGAGCAAATTGAGCTTCCATCTCAGAAGTCTTTTGAGTAGCTTGCTCTGCTCCTTGAGCATATGCATCCATACTAGCATCTAAAGCTCTCTGAGATTCTGAAGTCAAGCCTATAGCATCAGTTAAACTCTGGAAGTTAGAAATCAAAGCTACTATTCCAATGACTAGAGCTCCGATTCCAGTAGCTGCCATAGCTATTCTTAATCCTTTAAGTGCTCCAGTGCTCTCTCCTACTACTGTGCTATAAGCTTTCTCATAGAATGCTCTTAGTTTTATTCCTAGTACTGAGTCAGTATTGAGTTTATTTGCTACTGTAGTAGCTGCATTAACTAATCCCTGGACAGCTTGAAGCTTTACCATAGTCTGCATGAGTGCTTCACTCTCTACTCCAGTAAGTGCTACTGCACTCTCAAATCCCTGGAATACTGCTGCTCCAGTTTCTACTCCAGAGAGTGCTGTATCTAATCCTACAAAATCAGAAGAGAGAGCTGTAGTAGCTGCCTTAAGATCTCCTATAGTATCTTTTAATCCAGCTGCATTCTGGATAGCTTGCTGGCCTATTGGAGATTCCATTCCAGCCTGTGCTGCGATAGTCTGATATTCCTTCATGACTTGAGTCATCTGTCTCATAGTCAGTCCACCAGCATCTACTCTAGCGTTAAGCTCTTGAAGTCTAGCTTCAAATGTATCTATTCCTGTGCCAGATGAGGCAGTACTTTGCACTGCTTGAATATCTTTATTCAAGTTCTGAATGCTCTGATCAAAAGTCTGAACTTCCTGAACACTATTGCCAGTGTTGACTCTGAGCGTGAATACTGCCTCTTTATTTGCCATCTTAGAATATTATATCTATAGCTCCTTCTGATATAGTTACTTCAGTAAATTGTGCTCCATCTCTAGCAGCTATGATAGTTCCTGATGGTAAAACTGTTTTGCTGTCATTAATGTAATATTTCAAAGCAGCATCTCTCTGCTTAGTATCTACCAATGCAGTCACTATAGCTGATGCAGTTACCTGAAAAGCTGTGAATCTTCCCTGGAATCTTCCAGACTTATTCAATGAATAGCTTCCTTTTCTCCTTTCCATGTTATGAATATAATTGATTAATAAATGCTTGTATACTATCGAATGATTCTCCATCTATAGTCATAGAAGTATCCATCAGAATTATCCCATTATCAGTGCCAGAATAGGCCTGATTATCACTGAGTATCTGATAAGCTACTAGCTGAGGATTCTCTACTCCTACCTGATAGAAGTCTTGAAATAAATAGGACCTATTATTCATAATAAATCCCCTAGGTATTTTAACTAGATTAATCATAAATTGTAGCATGAGCAAATTGAACCAGTCCAGTATCTCCTACATTAGATAGTTGTATTGCATATATTAAATAGTTATCCACAGTCTCATTCACTGACAGTATACTATTAACTCCAGTATTCACATAATCAGTATTTGTAGTAGCTCCTGAGTTTAATACAGTCCATTGATTAGTGCCAGTATTACAGAAGATACTTCTGATTCCTTGAGAGATATAGTTACTTACTGTTAATGGTGTTATAACAGCTAACAAACTAGCTCCACTTAATGAATTGGTAGTATTAACATATGCATCCACTGTGATAGTCCCAGCTGTACCACTTACTCTGATAGCTCTCCAGGTTGTTTCTATTACTGATACAGCAGTCAGAGTATTAGCTGGAATCAATATGCTAGCACTTAATGTCTTAGTAAGAGTGCCAGTTACATTCACTCCAGTTACCATGTCAATAGTCCTAGGATTACTAGGTACTGCTGCTTTAAAATTAGCAAATGTGATCTTCCTGGAATCGTAGCCTCCTACTCCATTATCTCTAGAGACCTCTAAGAGATCTCCATTCTGCATAGTTGTAGCTGCTGTGAGCTGTGATATTTTCTTTGGCATATTACTCTATTCTTCTGTTATCTAATCCATCCTCAGTCTCTCTGAAGATTCCATCTTCAGTCATTCTCACATATAGCTTCCCAAATGGATCATCTGGAATCACTGGAGAGTTTACTCCTATGCTCTCCCCTTCTAATATGCGAATCAGTTCTATTTTAGTAGTATCAAGTTGAGTGCTATCATAATCAGCTACTTTCTGAAGCCTGTATACTACTCCATCAATGTTAATAAGTTTCTTAAAATCTAGTGTATTAATTATTTCAGCATTAATCTTAGCTGATAGATCTACTTTCTTCCCAAATGGAGAGATAATCTCTTTAAGGAATTTCTCATGATAATTATACAAGTTGTTTGTAGTGTATACTGCACTCTGCCAGTAAACAAAGTAGGGAGCTCCCCAGTTGAAATCAAATGTCGGAGCTGTAAGTGAGTCTAGATGTCCTACATAAGGGTATGTAGTGTTAAGATAAGCTACTCCTACCTCATCCACATGATACCAACTTTCTGCAGTCATTGGTCCTAACTGCACTAGAAATGGCTTTCCTTTCTTGAATACTACTTCACTGCTGCCATCCTCATTGAATTTAACTTGAAATGATCTAGGCATTATCAGATCTGTGAAAGTAGTCTCATCAAAAGGTATATTCACCAGCAACTTCTGTGAAAATGGAAGCTTGAATAGAGTATCTCCTGTAGCAAATTGATTCTGAGACTGGATCAAAAAACTTCCATACTGCTTATCCACATCATTGAGATATTGACTATTGAAGAAATCATCATCATTCTCAAATTGGAATACATAATTCTTAGAAGCAAAGTTTATGGTAGGAGTTATCTTAATCTCCTTAGATCTATCCACAATTTCAGTCCATACTAAGGCCTGACTTGAATCATCATAGAAATCATTCAGAGGCTCTATCTCCATTATCTGAGGATCATCTACTGAAGGCTTAACATAAAGATTAAAAGCTGTAATTATTCCCTTGAAAAAAGTAGCACAGTCCATATCTGGAAGAAATGGAACCAGAGAGATAGTTCCTCCTGGAGTGAATTCCTGTACTGTTTTAACTATATCAAGAAATGATCCTAATGTCTCTACTGAAGTAGTATAGCTAGCAGTTTCATTCTGAGTAGTAGGAGCTGTGACGTACATCTCTGGCATCCTTAGTCTGACCTTGATAGTAACTGTATCATTAATCAGTAGATTAATCTGTCTATTGTAATCAAAGTTGAAAGCTGTAGTGTAGCTCATGCTAGATCCTGAGAGAGTCCCAGAATACACTACATCTGTAGCTATTAGTGCATTATTCTTATAAACTAAGATATCAAAGAAATAAGTTCCTTGAATATTAGTCAATAGTGTGCCAAATTGGAAGGAGATATCCCACTTGAATTCATGATCTCCATAGTAGTTAATATTGAATAATCCCTCAGATGCTGCTGTGAATCTCATTGGAGCTAACACATCTACCTGGTTTAAATTATCCTGTACTATAGTGACATCTAAATTATCCAGGAAAGTTTGAGCTGGGAATGTTAGCGAGCTTGTAGTACCTCCTTGATCTGTGAATACTATTGGAGATATTGTCAGTCCATTGTAGATCAGAAATCCACTTCCATTATTTACCTCTGCTGTATATGCACTATCATTGATACTCTGAGCACTATCAATAGTAGGAAGATCTCCTCCTCCCCATGCTAAAAGCAGTCTCTTAAATATCTGTGATTCCAGGAAGTTACTACTCCAGCTGATCTCTGCATAGTCAAAAGCTTTCTTAAGAATCTCATAGCAGTGAACTTGAGGAAGTATCTGATCTACATCAAAGTAATTAGGAGCTGTCCTAGAATATCCATAGTCTATCAATCCATAGTAGTATCCAGTTCCATCCCAGTTAGGAGATGAATATACACTCACTGGAGATCCATTGTACTGAACTATTCCATCCCAGCTATCTATCTGTGATTGCCTAGTAAATGAATGATCATATTCACTCCAGCCGAGCTCATTAATTCTAATCTTTGCAAGTCTTGAGATATAGTCTATTGACTCAGATATCAGAATGATATTGAAGCTCCATGTACCATTGATAAGGATGCACTCCTGAAGCTGGCACACTCCCTGAAATTGGAGGATACCTTCATCATAATATCTAGCCTCAGCTTTGACTGATGGATCATAGTTAATAAACTGAGAGCTACTAGTATCTGCTGTATCTGATATTGATACTGAGAATACATTGAGCATCAGCTCATAGTTAGTCCTAGTACCTGGAAGAGTGATAGTCTTAGAATTATTGCCCTTCCTAGCTGATAGATCTTTAATGTCAGAGATATTGTATGTCAAAGGAAAGGGAATCCTTTGATTCAAATCTACTAGAATATTATTGATATATAGCTCCATCAGATAAGCTGTGAGTTGCTAATGTACGTTTTTTCTAGCAGTATCTGCTCCTGGATTAAGCCATCTTTTCTCCTTTGCTTCAATAAATAGTTAGCATTAGTCACATTAACCAGCTCCACACTGCCATCTGACTGCTGAATGTACACTACTGGAGATTCAAAGAGCTCTCTTACTAGCCAGTTCTGTACTGCTTCCTTCATCCAGTCAGAGTTAATTAACAACTTATCAACAGCGTGCTTATGGTAAGTTCTATTCATTCCCTTGCTTAGTGTATATTTATAGTCTGATCCTACCCATGTACCAGGCTCTCCTTCATATCTGGAGGAAGTTACATCTGAGCTCTCCTGAGATACTAGATCAAAGCTGTAGCTGTCCCACACTCCAAACTTATTAAGCCACAATAATCTAATAGGATCATATCTCTCACAAGTCTGATCATAGTAAATTATAAATGCTTCAGAAAAAGTAACTCCTCCATAATCAATGTTAACTGAATAGTAGTAGCACTGATCAAAATCATTCTGAGATATCAAGGTATTAGCTACTATATTAGCTGGTTTTACATTCAACAGAATAAAGTCAGTGCTGAAACTAGGGAAGAAAGCATCTGATATGATAATGTTTCCAGAGATATCATATAATTCTATGAATACACTATACATTCCTGCTGATAATGGCACAGTAATAAACTGGCCTAGATAAAAATTATCATTATATCTTACATATGCTTTCTCAGATCTAGGAAAGCTGGTTAAGAATAAAGCTCCCTGAGTAGTGGCTGCATCATATTGAGTATAGTCCCAGTTAACAAATTCTGGATATCTTAGTGATCCATTGAAGATCTGTAGTGTAGTACTGGTATCACTAGCTTGATTTATCGGAGGAGTGCCATATCTCTCATATACTATGATAGCATATTCTGTCAATGCATTAGAATAATCTTCCTCAATACTAGATGATGGAATATTACTGCTCACAAAAGTTCTGAGGATTCCAGATACATCTATTCTGGCATTAGCTGAATTCTCAGGGAAGATTGTATGTGCTGAATGAAAGCTACTGTTAATGTATACCTCTACATAAAAGCTGAAGTTAGCCTGTGCTGTCTGATCACTATCAAAAGTGAATGTCAGATAGTTACCTACTGGAGATATCTGCTGTGGCTCTTGATTTATAGTTACTGCCATGATTGAGTATTCTTAGTAAATTTAACTTGAAACATTAAGCCAGTGACTTCTGCTAGATCTGATGCTATTCTATCTAGTACTTCATTAGTCATAACATTTGCTGTGATGTTCTTAGGCTTAATGCCGTATTTATGTTTAGTGACATAGGCTGAAGCATAGGCATGGCTCATGTCATATCCTTTCCACTTAGTCAATGCTATTGCATGACTCTTAGTGACATATGGAAGCCTGAAGGAATAAGGAGTATTAAACTTAGCTCCATCTATTGAGCTTACTCCTTCATCCTGAAACTTATAATAATCATCAGCCTGGATCTCAAAGCTCATAGCTCCAGTAGGAAAGTAAACTACTGACTGTGCTAGTGCTCCAGTATTAGATGCATTATTCTGTATATATGTCTTGAATTCCTGAGTAACTTGATTAGCGATTCCTAGAATAAGCTTCTCATAAGCAGTCTCTGGCTGCTGCAGCTCAGCTTCACTGAAGCCCAAAGAATCTAAAAAATCGAGATCAGCCATGCTTTCTATTTATGTATTCTTGTTCTGTTCTGAGCTTTAAGAAATTCAACCAGAAGAGAGTCTTAATATAGGGCTGCCTCATGACTTCCTCCACTTTCTTGTCAAGTTCTTTAGCGAGATTGAGCGTGATCTTTGTCCAGCTGAACCATTCACTGTCCTGGATAGACTCTGATGTATTCTCCTCTTCTGAATCTCCATCCTCATCAGCTGTATCCCTAACATAGCGAGCTTCCGCTGCTTTGAGCTGTGCAAAAAAAAAGCAAACACATTCAGGAATTCATCCCCAGGAAAATATCTCTTAAATATCTCCTCCCTCTTATTATTAGGGTTAAGCACTTTCCCTCTATCATCCTCCTGGCAGTATTCCATCCCTTCATCAATATACAGGATAGCTAGAGCTTCATGAGGAGTTTCATGCACATTCTCAATGAGCTTAAGATCTACTATCTGTCCTGTGCTTATTAGTGCAAAATCCTTCTCAAATGTATACCATTTTCCCTCTATCTCTACTCTCTCTGCTGGCTCTTGTTGTTTATAACTGCTGAGCATAGTGATTAAGTGAGCTGAGATCCTGAGCACATCATCTATATGGCCCTTCCTAACTTTATTCATGGGAAGATCACTGAAGATACTGATCAGCTGCACCTGAAAATCTAGCAATTTACTGAATTCCTCATTTTTCTCCTGAATAAATGGAGCTATATGTAGCCACTTCACCAGCTGATCTGGTCTGCACTCTTTAATAGTTTTTGGTACTGATATATTCATTATGCTCTTAGTATTTTATACTGCCCTCTTTTACTGTAGTGCTTTCTACAGTGCCATGCTAGAGCTGTGCTTATTACTCCATCATCATGCATCCCATCAGGAGCAGAGTATTTCACCGATCTAGTATTGATATTGTAAATATAAGTAAAAGCTTCTAATTCGTCAACTAGCCACTGATGATCCAGAATTCTGATATCCTTCTGTTCAAAGCTCACAGCTAGATCTTCAATGAGCACAGGCTTACTGGCTGAGCTTGTGACAAATGGCTCTACTAGGTTACGGCACTTCTGCTGAAGCATCTCATAGAATACATCTCCCTGATTGTTAACCTCTACTAATGTGAGAGCATTCCACTTCCTTATGGCATCAGCTACCCTGTCAATGATCCTGCTCCACTCCTCATGTCTCCATCTCTCTACTGCTACCTGCTCCCCTTTGTCATTCATGATAGTGAGCACAGTGTAGTCATCTGCACGGCCTATGTCTAGACCTCCATACATCTTCCCAGTCTTATCTCCTTTGCCTATGCACTCCTTCACATTCCTGAAGATACCTGAAGCATTATCTATGAATTCTGCCAGATACTCCTGTCTGAAGATATGATCTGGGAGTGATCTCTTCCTCTCCTCTAGATCCTGATGATCTATCAATGGATTCTCAAAGCTGGTGAAATGAAAGTACTTATATCTCTCATCATAGTTATGCTGCATACAGATCCTATGGAAGTGATTCCTTCCTTTTGGAGTAGATATGAAAATCACTTTCTTACCTTTGACTAGCACAGTAGCAGATAGGACCTCATCCCACAGCTCAGCTCTAGTAAATGCCATCTCATCCACTATGAGATAGTCAAAAGTATTCCCTCTGATATTATCAGGTTTCTCTCCTGAGAAGAATTGAATAGTAGATCCGAAGCCTTTTATCCAGAGATCAGATCTATGGAATTCAAAGAGACCGCTTCCCCTAGTTACTTTCTCCATCTCATCAAATACTTTCTTTGATTGCTTATATACTGGAGTAATCCATGCAATATTGCACCCTCTATCATTGATGGCCCAGTACAGCATCTGATTAATACCCAGCATGGTCTTCCCAAACTGCCTGCCTATGTTTAGAGCATAGTACTTATATTCTCCATGATTAATACTGTCATGTATCAATCTCTGATTATCGTGCGGTTTATATCCTTTGATCGTTTTTGACATAAATACAATAGGGAATCCTAGCTAGATTCCCTTTGTTTAATCTAACCTTTCGTGATCTATAAAAAAAAGAGAATACAAATATAATGTATTAACTATCGAAATCAAATTTCTCTACATTCTTATTCTCTATATGCTGCTTATCATGCATTCCAAACTTATTCTTTGCATAGAATATACCCTTCCCTTCATTGGCTACTACATCCTTGCCAAGGCTGATAAATTCATCATCTATATTTTTTATAGTGAGCGAATGAGGCCTATTCGATCTCAGCCAATCATACCATGTCCTTCTAGCTATTAATTTTAAATCTAGCTTTAAAGGAATCCAAATATGAAGGAAGTAGTCTATAGTAGGAATCATTCTATCCTGTACATATACTATCTCTCCTTTATTGGTTACGACCTCTTTGCAGTGAGATAAGCACTCCTGTACATAATCCCACGCAAGGTCTTCTAGTCTATCTGGTATGTCTTCAGTATGTAGCATAAGCGTTTCACTCTATTATATTTCTATGTTCTATTTTATCTTTGACTCTGCCCAGTCTTTTGCAGCCTTCCCTCCCCATAATAAATAGGAGATATATCCACAGTCCTCAGGATCTCCCTGCTCATAATATATCTCAGCTCTGGAAAGGTAGCTGTACATCCGCTTAATGGTCTCCATTGATACCTTCTCTCCATTAGCTAGCTGCTGAGCTCTCACTTTACCTACCTGAGTTGCACATTTATTCCCCTGCTTCTCATTGAGCTCTATTCCTCTCCTGGCATTATTTCGGACAGTATCTGGATAGTCATTGTAGCTATCCTGGAATTTCTGCTCTGCTCTATTCCATGTCAGTTTACAGATAGCGTATCTCTGATCATCTGCATACTCCTGCTTAAGCTTCTCGTCACTCATGCATCTGGAGATATACTCCTGTTCTGTTTCTTCTGCTTTTGGTTTAGGTATTGGCATTATTTACAATATTTAATATAAAACGTATACGGCACTACTTTAAGCTTTGTCAATATCCAGATGAAAAATCTATATTTCCTGAAGTTGTATCTCTCATAATCTCCTCTAGATCCTAGCTTAGTAGTAACTTTCTGAATGATCTCATCAGGGATCTTATTTGTGTCAAAGTTAGGCTTCTCATCATATATTATTCTAGCCTGTTCTTTTGTGAGCATTCCAGATCTCACTTGTGCTGATAGGTATACTATTCTCTTATCTATGCCGAACTTATTAGGGAGTAGAAAACTACCTACGAATTCAGTGTATACATTCTCGCAGTGCTTCCCTCCATAGTCTCTCCATTGAATTAGCTCCTTCATCTCATTCTCTAGTTTTAGCCTGTCAATATTGTAGTGAAATGGTCTTATATTTTTTATTCCTTTCCAGGCATAGAATAGCTGATCTTTGAACGTGAATAATGGATAATTTTTGAGCTTCAGTCCTGTATACTTTGTGTATACATCCTGGATATATTTAGCATCCATATATGTCCATCCTTTTGGAGTACTTCCTTCAGTCCTGAAGTCATGCCCGTTTAGAATGTACTTTATCCCATACTTGTGAGCTGTATCATACATGAGTTTAGTCATAGCTATATCATTAGGTATATCAGCATCTGGAAGTCCAGCCCACAGGAAAGCATCATTTAGAGCATCATACTCATTCTTATTAACCTGGTATACTATACAATCTACTGACAGCTTCTCTATTAGTCCTGCCATATTACTCATAGCTTCTGGAGCATTCCAGTTGTTATCAAAGTGAATCACTAAAGGTCTCAGCTTCCAGTATTTCACAGCAGCATAAAGCAGAGCTGAAGAATCTATCCCTCCAGATATTCCCATGATACAATCATATTTATTCTTAGATCCTTTCTTTTTTATTTGCTGTATCACTTTAAGCAGTGCCTCCTCTCCAGGTGACTGCTTCTCTAGCTCATCATGAATATCACAGTATTCACATTGATGCTCTCCTATTGTTGCAAAGTTGCTGTTAAACAAACAGCGTTGACATTCTCTCATAATTTACGAATTGTTTATAAATAGTAGTTATTTGTTTATTGTTTTTATCTCGTCTCAGATACTCTCTCTCTATGCTCTGGCAGATATCATCTACAGTATTCCATCTGATGCTACATGGAAGATCTCCATTATATATAGACCTTCTGCCCATAAGGCCCATCTCTATGTTAGTATTTGGACAGCCATCATGAGGAGTAAGCCTAAGATTTATGAAGCACTGAGCATAAACATCTACTAGCTGCTCTCTAGTAAATGTATCTGATCCTGCTCTGATGATAGTATATGGCACTCTCTCTTTTATCTGATCTATTAGCTCCTGCCCATAATACTCTGGAGAATTGCCAGAATACCAGAAGATTCTATCTCCTAAAGGTTTATTTATCCATCTATCAGGGATCACAGCATTAAATGGAAAGTGAACAGCTTTGATACCTTTGGAATATAGAGTATTCACTACCTGCTCAGATACTCCTATATTTACGTGCTCTCTAAGGATCTCTACCCACTCAGGATCTAGATCTAGTGCATCTGATCCGAAGTATACTACAGTAGCTGGACCTTCATGCTGTTTTAGTACGTTGAATTCATCATCTCTATACATTCCCATGAATACTACTGGCATCTCATTATCCTTATAGTCTATCAGCTCATACTTATAGATTAAACCAGTCTCTAGGCCATTAAGTGACTCACTGATATATCCCTGGATCATAGCTTATATATATCTGAGAAGTTTATATCCAGAAGCTTTGGATCTAGCCTCTCACTAGGAAGCTTCCCACTCCAGTGATCTAAGAACTTATGCTTATTATTCCATCTGTT